TTGAATACTGGTCTAATTAAAGTTAGACATCTTGACGCAGATTCCGGGTTCATAGGTGGTTTTACTATCGAAAATGGTCGTCTTGTTTGGACACGTTCAGGGTACTTCGGTGGAACATCTCGCAGTTTGAAATTAGGCTCCGGAACATCAAAAGAAGGAGTTGTTAATGTCACTTTCAATGCAGAAACAGATGGACGTTTTGGGGTCGCTGCTATCGGTTCAAACTCTGGTGGAGCTTGTATTTATGCCTCCAGGAATCTTAATGCATCAGACAGAAGCTATCCACAGGCAAATACAACGTATGCCGGCTTCTTTGATGGAGGTGTTTACGTGAAAGGAACATTGTCAAGTGAATTGTGCTTAGCTGATAATTTTGGCTGTATTACATCTAGGGATGGAAATGGTGGGATTAACTATTACCAAGGTATTGATTTCGATTTTGGTAGTAATATGAAATTCAGAAAAGGGTTATTGGTATCAATCGCTTAATATATAAATAATTATGAAAATCAATTTAAACAGGCCTTTACTCGATTTTAAAGGCAATGAAGCTATTAAAGTAGTCAACGGTAAAGAGGTAAAGCAGTATCTCCGTGATATGGTTTCAGAGGCATTGTATGCAGCAGGTTCTAACCCTCAACAGGGTTTGGATATGTCGAAAAAGTTGCGTGCGTATAAAATGTTACAACAGATTATTAACAATCGTGGTGTACTTGATATAGAGATAGAAGATGCAACCTTATTGAAGGAAATTTGTGCAGATTTCTTTGTATCTGGCGCATACGGACAAATTTATGATTTAATAGAAGGAGGAAACAAGGAATGAACATCACAGCAACTAACAGTACTGCAACAACTAAGGTTACAGACACTATCAGAGTTAAATACAGAATATCAACCCGTGGTACCGAAGCGGTGAAAGATATTACTGCCGAGATTGTCAAAGATGAAACGACTGTCGGCTTCTTCAATATTTCGCGAAATGGAGTAACCGGATTCTCGCTACATGAGGATCATGGACTAACCTCTGGCGAAGTGAAACAAGTATTTCAGACAGCTATTGATGATTGTAGCGAGGTATTAAAATAAAGTATTAATATTTTAGATAAAAATGATATGGATTATTTCAAAAACTTACTTATTGGATTGGTTACCGGCATAGCTGCTTATCTCAATCCTATTTCTGGGGAGATCAAAAGTCTTATTGCTGTATTTGCCCTCAATTTCATTTGCGGGCTACTTACTGCACTCCTTATCAATCATGAGAGTTTTTCTTTTAAAAAGGCTTGGAGGTGTATCGTAGAAGCAACTATTTTCTTTACCTTGGTTAGCTGTATCTACTTTATTGGTGAACACAAAGGAAATCCGGAAGGTGCGCTACAATGTGTTTCATTTATTACGTATAGCGTTTTCTATTTCTACGGGGTGAACATTCTAAGGAATATCAAAGAAATTCTACCCAACTCTAGCAATGGTTACAAGGTAGTAGCTTTCCTGCATTATGTATTAAGCGTTGAGTTTATAAAGAACATTCCCTATTTAACGAACTATCTGCAAAAAGGAGGTGCTAAATGATTGAAGTCATGGGGTTTATTTTCCAAGACTTTTGGCATTGGCTAGGAACAGTGATTATGATAGCTGTCATTTGCCATGTCAATTTGATTAAAGTTGGTCCATTAACTAAGAAGGAGGAGAAGAAATGAAGACTATTGATGCAATTATCATCCATTGCTCGGCTACGCGCGCCGGGCAGGATTTAACCGCAAAAGATATTGATCGTATGCACCGGGCGCGCGGATTTAACCAGATCGGATATAACTATGTTATCCGGATTGATGGGACGGTAGAAAAAGGGAGATCTTTAGTGGTTGACGGAGCGCATTGTAATACGAAGGGTTTTAGCGAATCTTCGTATAATAAACATAGTGTTGGTATTTGCTACATAGGTGGCTTGGATGCAAACGGAAAGCCCACAGACACAAGAACGATCGCTCAAAAAGTGGCTTTGCGCGAGTTGGTTGCTAAACTCTGCAAAGAATATGAGATAATCGAGGTTCTCGGACATCGTGATACTTCCCCCGATCTGGACGGAAGCGGAGAGATAGAACCGACAGAATATATTAAGGCGTGCCCCTGTTTTGATGTACGAAGTGAATTCTCCAACTTCTTGCGCAATACAGTTATCCGACCATGAATCGATTAATCTACATTATCATATTGCTGACGTCAGCAATATGGTTTATATCCTGCGGCAGTCACCGTTCGAATATGAAACAGGATATTTCTACCGATCTTGCAACTGAAAGCCATAAGAAAGATTCTGCTTCTTCCGATAAGAAAATAGAAATAATCGAATCGGATAAAGCTACTGAATCGGTTGAATCCTATGAAGTGAATTATGATACTGATAAACCGGTTGACCCGGTCACCGGTAAACCTCCTATTAAGTCGGAGAAGTGGACGGGAACTAATAAGAATTCAGACTATAACCGACAGGAGAATATTGATAATAAAGAAAATTCGATTTCCGATGAATCGACGTTTGCCCAGCAAAAGGAAAACGTTCATTTGGAAGCTAGTAAACAAAAGGATGAATCAAACATATTAAAACAGCTCGGATGGGCCGGAGTGGGAACTGCTCTGCTTATTATATCTTGTATTATTGCTTGGTTAGTGTACAAGAAGAAAAGAAAGAAGAATAACCAGTAACCAGACCTTCCGGGGGTGAAAGAAAAAGCCCCCAGCCGTTAGTAAATGCTCTAACCTACCTACTAACAACATGCGCCAGAACGCACAGCCGGGGGCTTAAAGTCCTCTGCTGCGTTCTGGCGCATTTGCGTTTTGTGTAGGAAGGTTAGAGACTACAAATATAGTTACTAACGGTAAACTTGCAAAATAATGAAGAGGAATAATGCCGACCGAGTATTAAATGAAAGACTTCGGGCAGGAGGAAAAGCATTAAAGTATGTACATAGTAAATTTGAAGAGACGCAGACCTTTATTGGTAACTATTTGAAGTTTCCTGAAATTCTGTCTTCTATGGATTTTATAGGTCAGACTTTAAAGAAAGATAATAATTTGTAGATTGTTGAGGTAATTTCTATCTTTGCACCAACACTGATATCATAATCAGTGTTGCGTTAAATGAACCGTCTGGAATGTGAATTTCGGACGGTTTTTCACTAAAGTTGCAAATGTTCTACTATTGTTCTACAGAAATGGTGTTAATAATATGTTAAACCATTTATTCATCGTAGGTATAGCTGTATTTGTTGTGAGATTCCGGTTCTGAAGGTCGTGCGTTTGAATCGCACCGGGGTCACAGAAAAATCCCTTGATAATCAGTTGATTATTGAGGGATTTCTGTTTTCTTATACCTTGGATAACTAAAACTAAATGCAGGATTTAGCCCTTGTAATTGATTTTTGTTGGTCTATTGTTGTTCCCAAGAAACCAATGTTATATGTTGACTATCAAAGTGAAATCTTTCTTTTATCTCGTAAGAGGTTCTGTTATTAGTCTTTCTTTGTATAAGAATTACAAACTAATCGTCTATTTGGGTCATCTGGAAAATCCGGATTAGTTATTTGATTATAAAATTCCCAGTCTCTTTCAAGTCTTTGGGCTACATCTATGTTGGTTGTATAGCAGATGTATTTTTGATTTGCTACATCCAGAATGCCATAGGTAAGAATATCCTTTTCCTTTCCCTCCTTATTTATATATGTGCTCTTGACCAATAATATCTTATATTTTCCGTCTTCCCGAGTACAGTATTCTTTATTGTTCTCAAGAGTATATGTGCCGGAGACATCTGTAAAATCATTGGAAGCCATTTCTACGATAATCTGTTTGGGCTCTCCTGTTTCCGGAGTGTCTGTCGAGTCATTGTTGCATGCGGATAGCAAGATGACGGATAAGAATAATAGTTTAAGTAATTTCATCTTTATATTTTATTTGTTTTTGATCCTTTTTTTAGTCTAGTATATTATTTATAGTGCAAATGTACAGTTTTTGTGTGATATAAAAGCGGTAATGAGTAAAATAAATGTGTTTCATATTCTTGATATTTAGATTCATAATCCTTAGATAGTCAGTCATGTATTTTGCTTTGCATTTTCTCAAACTTAGTTAGTTATTATTGTATGTAGTTGCATAATTTAGCCTAAAAAGAATAAAAAGTTGTTTTAGCTGATTGATTTCCCATAGAAAATGCTAACTTTGTAACGATGAAGAAGTAAACAATAATATGTTGATATAGTATGTTCATAGCTTTCCAGATGTAGACATTTGACGATAAATTATATTAATCCCAATAAATATAAATAAGAATGGAAGAAGCTAGAAAAAAGAAATGGGGTAGTGTTGCGCTGATTATCGGAGCTATTGCTTTTATCATTATTATGATTTACTTTACAGTTATTTCAAGTCTCAACATGTAA